CAGTATCCGACACAAAAATTTCACAAATCAATAAAATTGAACGACCAATACTTCCGGTTCAGACGCCACCAGCGTCTAATGAGCCGCAAGACTATGTTGTGAAGGACCCTAAACAGCCCGTCACATCATCAGTTCGCACCGCATCGGATTTCCTTGCGGCTGCTGGTAACAGAAAAAGGAACAACATGGAAACACATATTGCTGACGCAATGACAAGCGCACCGGCTGTTGCCAAGCCCGATTACAATATTGATGTAATCGGAACTGGTGGCGTTGGTGGAGCTTCAAATGAAGATACATCCAAAGCTAACGCTCAAGTTAATGTTACCGATATTGGTGGCATTTCTGGTGTTGGCACTGGCAATGAAAAGACAGTACAGGTTGATCAGGGCGATGAACATTCAAAGAACATTGAGGCTATCCACACGGATACTTTTGGTGCAAATGAGGGTGATTCACTTGGTCAGCACGACCCAGTAACTGACGTAAGTAGCTATCAGGTATTTAATTCAGATAGCTCCACGCCTCTTACAATGCATGAGCCAGCAGCAAAGGCTTCATCATGGGTTGTATCAGATGTTCGCGGCACAGAGCCTTCCGATCCAATGGGTAAGGCCGATGACCGCATTGATGTAACAGATGACAAGGGACCACATGCAATTACCACTCAGGATTCTGGCCCAACAGCCACTTTCCCAGATGGTAATAGCGCGGTTACTCGTCAGGCTGATCCAGTAGATCCTCAGAATAAGAGTTTCTACCACGATCAGAATAGTAAGGAATTTTACCCAACTGGAGTTGATTCTAAGGATCACGCTTTTGGTGATGGTAATGATAGCACCGCTCATATTATGTCGGCTTTCAAACTGGCTGATACTGAGATCGAACTTGGCATTCTTGACGCTTCACAGAAGTATGCAAGAGTTGCTGAGCTTGAAAAAGCAGCGCCCGCAATTGTTGAGGCTTCACTGGCTTACGCTAATCGCGTTAAGACGGCGGGCCTTAAGAAGTCGGCGCGGACAGCTAAGAGGCTTCCGTCTCTAGTTAGGGAGGCAAGTACTGCTCCCGCAACAACTCAGGCAGATTCTGATGATTCTGCTCTGTTTATGTAAAAATAAGAGAATATTACTTTATTTTTACAACCCGCCGTCTAGAAACAATTGAAACGGCGTAGCGCTCACAAGGCGTGAAACTAAAATCACAAAGACAAAATAGGAAAATACATAATATGCTTAGACTAAAAAATCTAGCTAATAAGTATCAGAAGCGTACTTGTAGGCCTTTATACGCCAATACTCAGGCTACGCCTTATGCTGCTACTTTGCACGTTGATCCTGCTGGCACAAACGGTTTCCGTACTGCCACTGGCGCTCTTAGAGTTCCACCAAAGATCAGCGGCTCTGCTGTTACTATGGCCTACGTGGCTGCAAATGGTAATAGCATTTTTCCCGGTTCAGTACTTGCCCGTGTTAAGGGTACTGAGCAGGTAACAGTTGCTACTGGTGCTTCAGCAGAAGTTCCCTTCGGTCTTCTTGCCAACTTTGTTGGTGGAGATTACGACGAAGGTTTTTCAGGAGATTCTCTCCAAAATTCAGTAGGCGTTTGGCGCGGTCCCGACTCAGTATTTGAGATTCTTGCTCCTGCTTTCGATCCTGCTATTACTATCACCGATGGTACTAGCCTTGGTACCACTGTAACAAGTGCTGCCACTGGTGAGAGCATGCTTTACGCTGGTAGCGATGGTCGTCTTACTACATCGCAGGCCTCTGGCGCTGTTGCAGTAGCTCGTCTCATTGAGAAGTCTAGCGCAACCCGTATTGTCGTGGAACTATTGGTATAAAGAAAGGAACATGATTAATATGGAAATTACATCACGCAAGGCTGTTTCATCAGCCGACTACGAGGCTAAGCTTGCTAACGCACCTAAGCTTACCAAAGAAGCAAAGGCACAGAAGCTTCAGTCAATCCTAAAGGATTCATCGAACGCTATGCGCCGCATCGGTCAGGGTATGATCGGTCCCATTCAGATTCGTCTTCGCTATGAGGGCATTACTCGTAATGTTCTTATTGAAGATACTCTTGAGCGCGGTCCCCTTATGCCTTACGACATCCTTGACGATCTGGGTAGGGCTTATATCCTTAATCAGACCGACTCGGAAGTTAAGATCACCCCATTCGAAGGCAAGCAGGCATTCCCTCAGCTTTTCCGTATCGCTACGTTCCCACGTATCCGTAAGGAAGATCTGTACTACCTTCGTGTAAACGCTGTTGAGTACGCACAGGACGAAAGCCGTCAGGCAATCCAGAAGCAGGAAGACGCCCGTCTTATCCTTCTTCTTGAAGCTGCTATTGCGGAGCTTGGTACTGCACGTAATAACAATACCTATGCTGGTATCGCCCCAACCGGTGGTCGTGCAACTGGTATTGCTGCTGGTTCAGCAGGTGAGCAGACCATCCTTATTGGTGATGGTAACCCACTTGAGCCTAGCGACTTTTACAGCGCTGTTTCACAGATCGAGATCAACCAGCTTGAAGCTCGTCGTGTCATCATTCACCCTGCTGACGCTCGCGATTTCTACAACTGGGATCTCAACGTAACTGGCTTTGAATTCAAGGATAAGGTATTCGGTGGAGAGAAGATCACCACATTCGGTGAATTCCAGATCCAGCGTTCAATCATCGTCCCACAGGGCGAGGTATTCCTTACCGCTGAGCCTGATTACGTCGGTGTTATGCCCGTCATGTACTCACTTGACGTTGAAGAAAACCACAATGTTGAAACATTCTGGAAGGGTTGGGTCATGGACGAGCTTATTGGTATGCTTATCCTTAACGCTCGCGGCCTTTCACGTATTGTTAAGGGCGGCAGCAACCCTGTCACCCCAGCCTCACCAGCCAAGCTTGATATCTCAGGTCTTTCCTGAAATTAATAGCCTCTATGAGGTG